GCATATGGATTTTTAAAAGGTCCAACTGATATGTTGACATTATACGAACAGAAGTATAAAACTGAACTACAAAAGTTTGCAGCGATGCAAATTGGAAGAAGAAGACGAGACGATTACACGGATGGTACAATAAGAATTCCAATCGAGTCACCGCCTCAATAATAGGAGAAAAATATTATGGCAATAACATCGGCAATTTGTAACAGTTTTAAAACAGAAGTTTTACAAGCTTTACATAATTTTACAGCATCGTCTGGGAACTCATTTAAATTAGCTTTATACACAAGCTCTGCAACTTTAAACAAATCAACAACAGCTTACAGTACATCAAACGAAATTTCTAACACATCAGGATCCGCTTACACAGCCGGTGGAAAAGCACTTACAAGTGTAACTCCTGCTTTATCTACAGACACTGCGTGTTGTGATTTTGCAGACATAAGTTTTACTTCTGCTTCATTTACAGCTAATGGTTGTTTAATATATAATGATACAAATGCTGATAGAGCAGTTTGTGCAATTGCATTCGGTTCAGACAAAACTGTAACAAGCGGAACTTTTACAATTCAATTTCCAACAGCTGACGCATCTAACGCAATAATTCGTATAGCATAGGGAGGCAATCCTTATGGCCAATTCTTGGAATGAATCAGGCACAACCTGGGGTACTAATCGTTGGGGAACCACTAATGAATTTGAATTAGGTTGGGGAGCACAAGCTTGGAATGATGGTGAATGGGGCGAACTTAATGATGCTATCATTACACTTACCGGAGTTTCCTCTACTTCATCAACAGGTTCACCTACAATTACTACAGAAATAAATACTGGTTGGGGACAAGATGGTTGGGGTGTTGAAAACTGGGGAGCTTCTGGATTAACAATTTTATTAACCGGTGTTGAAGCAACTACAGGTATTGGAGAAGATGTTAGTTGGGGTAAACAAACTTGGGGATCTGCAACAACTGGTTGGGGTGGAGAATATTTTTTAACTCCTTCAGACGTTTTAGGTTTAACTGGATTGTCTGCAACATCAACTGTTGGATCACCAACAGCTATTTCTGATGCTACGTTTAGTTTAACAGGTCAAAGTGCAACCGCATCAGTCGGTTCGTTAGATCCTGCAGATCAAACAATGGGATTAACTGGATTAAGTTCAACTGCTTCTGTGGGTGCAATTACACCAGCAGACGTTATGGGATTAACAGGACTTTCTGCAACAGTATCATTAGGCACTATTGCAACTTCTACAAATCCTATAGTAGATTTAACAGGAGTTTCTGCAACATCTTCTGTAGGAAGTTTAACACCGGCAGATGTTATGGGATTGACAGGTGTTTCAGCAACTTCTACAGCTGGTACATTCCCTACAGGAACACCGGCAGATGTTATGGGATTGACAGGTGTTTCAGCAACTGCTAGTATATCACCAATTGGTGTAGCTCCTTTGGGTTACGAAGATATAACAGCCACACAAAGTGCTGGATATAGTTCAGTTACAGCAACTCAAACTGCAAATTATACTACAGTAAATGATTGACAATGAGTTTAAAACAAATTAAAAAAAGATACTAATTAGGAGAACAAAATTATGGCATCAACTTATACGGCTCTCGGTGTAGAACTAATGGCAACTGGTGAAAACGCCGGTACATGGGGAACAAAAACTAACACCAATTTAAATATTATAGAACAAATTTCAGGCGGATTTACTTCTCAAGCCGTTGGAGATTCTGGAACACCAACAGCTCTTACAGTTTCTGATGGATCAACTGGTGCTGCTATGTCTCATAGAATGATTGAACTTACAGGATCTATTTCTGGAAACAGAGTTGTAACAATTCCATTAGATGCACAAACATTTTATTTTTTAAGAAATTCAACATCAGGTGCTTACACAGTACAATTTAAATATGTGTCAGGCTCAGGAGATTCACATACTTTTTCAGCTACAGATAAAAGTGACGCTATTTTATTTGCAACAGCAAATGATGGAACAAATCCAGATATATATAAAATAGCAACTGGAGATGTAACACTTACAGGCACTCAAACTTTAACAAACAAAACTTTAACAGCCCCTAAAATAGGTACTTCTATTTTAGACACAAGTGGTAATGAATTAATGCTTTTAACTGCTACAGGTTCAGCAGTTAATGAGATTACATTAGCTAACGCTGCTTCAGGAAATGCGCCTAGTATTACGGCTTCTGGAGAAACTAATGTAAGTCTTAATCTAGTTCCAAAAGGAACAGGTCAAGTTCAAATTAATGGTAATACAGCATCAACAGTAGGAAAAGCTATTGCAATGGCATTAGTTTTCGGATAAAAGATCAACAGGAGAAAATAAATTATGGCAAACCCAAATCTAGTAAATGTAACATCAATAACAGGTGAATCGATACAAGCAGCATTAACTACTACTCTTACTACAGAGCTTTTAGCAGCAGCTTCAGATACACTTGTTAAAGTTAATAGTATTATAATAGCAAACATTGATGGATCATCAGCAGCAGACGCCTCAATTTTTATAACTAAATCCGGTGGATCACCTGTAGCAATAGCAAGTACAATTTCTGTACCAGCAGATGCAACTCTAGTTGTAATTGATAAAAATTCAGCTCTTTATTTAGAAGAAGGTGATAACCTAGAAGGTGGCGCAAGTGCTAACGGCGACCTAGTTGTTACCGTAAACTTTGAAATTCTAAACGACGCGTAGGAGATTTTAGCTATGGCAAATGGCGGAATTATAGGACCTGTAAACGAACCTACAAGTATAGCAGGTACAGTCGTAACTAATTTTACAGGTAATGGAACTTTCACTGCAAGAACAGGTCAAACTACTGTTGACGTTATGTTAGTTGCCGGAGGCGGTGGCGGCGGAAACGTTGGAGGAAACACATCCGGAGGCGGAGGTGGCGGTGGCGGCGGATTTCGTATCGTTACTGGTCATCCAACACCTGCTTCAGGAGTACCTATTACTGTAGGTGGTGGGGGTAGTGTAGCCGGTAAAGGAAGTAATTCTACATTCGGTGCAACTGACCCAATATCTTCAACAGGTGGTGGTTTAGGTGGTGGACATACATCAGGAAACGCAGGCGCTGGAGGATCTGGAGGAGGATCACCAGGATCAGCCGGAGCAGGAAATGAAGGAAGTTATTCTCCACCAGAAGGAAACCCTGGTGGTACACAAGGCGCTGGACCATTATACGCCGGAGGTGGTGGCGGAGGTGCTGGAGGTGTCGGAGGAAACGGCCCAGCTTATCCAGGCAACGGAGGAGCCGGAACTCCATCAGATTTTAATAACCCCGGATCAGCAACAGATTTTTCTAAAGGAGGACGATCAGGAAGATATCCTACATCTCCACCAGCAGGACCAGCAGGTACAGCTAACGCTGGAGAAGGTGGAAAAGGTGCAAACTGTACTATTCCTCAAGGAGGTTCCGGTAGTGCTGGAGGATCAGGTTATGTATCTGTAAAAGAAAACCCAGTTTCTACAGCATCAGGAGTTTGGAATATGTTTGAAGTTTATGATAATGTTAAAGCAGGTACTTGGGTAAATTAATATGGCACATTTTGCAGAAATTAGATCAGACAATAATAAAGTTTTAAGAGTTGTTGTAATTAACAATTCCGATGTTGATGCTAATGGCGGAGATTTATCTGCTGAAGTTGAAACTTGGGTTGCTAATAACACATCACAAGATCCTCTTATAAAAGAAGAATTAGGAGGAGTTTATCCGAACACCTATTGGAAACAAACTTCTTTTAATAATAACTTTAGACAAATGTACGCTGGAGCAGAATATACTTATGATGCATCAAGTGATAAATTTGTTCCAGGAAAAACATATGATAATTGGGTTTGGGATGAACCAAATTTGATGTGGAAACCACCTGTAGATGTACCATTAGATGAAAATGGACCATATAGATGGGATCAAGAAAACAATCAATGGGTAAGTATAAAAGGAATTTAGTATGGCACATTTTGCAGAAATAAAATCAGAAGATAATTTAGTTATAAGAGCTGTTGTTATATCTGATCAAGACTGTGTTAGTCATGGTGGAGAAAACTCTGCAGAATTAGAACAATGGGTAGCTTCTATAACACGTGACTGTGTTATATTAAAACAAGAATTTGGAGGTGTTTATCCAAACACTTATTGGAAAAGAACTTCTTACAATACTAAAAAAGGTGTGCATTATACTGAACAAGATAATACAGTTGTAGCATCTGACGATCAATCAAAAGCTTTTAGATTAAATTATGCTAGTGATGAAAGTTTGAAATATGATTCAACTTTAAATGGTTTTGTTCAAGCTAACAAACCTCATGATTCTTGGACTTTAAATACATCAACTGGTTTTTATGATGCTCCTGTAGCAGACCCATCTACAATGTCTCATAATGATGTTTTATTAGATCCTAAAGTTTGGGACGAAGATAATCAAAGATGGACAGCACTGGACAGTGCAACAGATATAAACTATTATTGGAATACTGAAACAAACACATGGAGTAATGTATAATGTCTAGAGGCAATGGCGGACTTATAGGAAAAGTTAATAGTATTATTGGTGGTGATGGAGATAATACATCTTCTTCAGTTACATCAAATGGAACTTTTACTATCCCTGGTACTTTAGGAGCGGTAACAATTGGAATTGTTTCTGCTGGAGGTGGCGGAGATGGGGGTACTAATGTAGTTAACGGAGGAGGCGGAGCTGGCGGCGCACGTATTATTGAAGATATTTTAACGCCTAACCCTGCATCTGCACCTGTAACTATTGGAGCTGGAGGTTTAAGTAAAGGAGCTTCTTCTTCAATTGTTATTGAAGGTGTTACATATACAGCTACTGGTGGAGGCCAAGGTGGTCTTGTACCACAAGCTAATACTAACGGAGGTTCCGGTGGTGGAGGCGATGCTGGAGGAAACGCAGGTGGAAATGGAAACACAGGTAGTTTTGATCCACCTGAAGGAAATACTGGAGGAGCAGGAAGCCCTGGAACTTACCCATCACCTAATGGAAACTCAGGTGGAGGAGGAGGAGCTGGCGCTGTTGGTTCATCTGCACCAACAAGTGCAGGAGGAGAAGGTGGAACAGGATTAAATTTTGTTCCTTATTTTGGACCTCAAGCTGGTATTTATGCCGGTGGTGGTGGCGGCGGAGGAGCCGGTTCATCATCTGGTGGTTCAGGAAACGACGGTGGTACTAATGGAAAGCCAGGACCATCTTCTAGTGGAACACCTACACCCGGACCATCTGGTATAAGTAATACTGGTGGCGGCGGTGGTGGTGCCGGTTATAATGGAAATCCACAAGGTTCACAATCAGGTGCCGGTGGATCAGGAATCGTTTGGGTTAAAAAATTAGCTCCTAAAGCTACAGGAGTTTGGAGTATGAAAACGTGTTTTGAATCTATAAAAGCTGGTAGCTGGCCTACTTAATCTATTTACTTTAAATACAAAAACATATATATTTCTTGTATAAAGAGATATGCAATTAGAAAATTATTATTGGTATTTTGATAATGTTTTATCAAAAAATTTCTGTAACAATTTAATTAAATACGGAAATTCTTTAAGAGAAAAACAAGCTTTAACTTTAGGAATGAAAGATGAAGATGTTAAAAATGATAAAAGATTAGATAATTTAAAAAAGGTAAGAGATTCTAACATTGCTTGGTTAGATGGAAGATGGCTTTATGATGAACTTTTTCATTTTGTTCAAATTGCTAATAACAATGCTGGATGGAATTATCAATGGGATTGGGCGGAACAATGTCAATTTACAAAATATAAACTAAATCAATTTTATAATTGGCATATAGATTCGCATTCAGACCCTTATACTCAACAAGGTCCATTACAAGGAAAAATAAGAAAATTATCTATGATAGTTCAATTAAGTGATCCAAAAGATTATGTGGGTGGTGATATTGAATTTGATTTTAGAAAAAATACTCCAGAAGAAAAACAAAAAATTGTTCAAGCTACTGAAGTAATACCACAAGGTTCTATTGTTGTGTTTCCTGGTTTTGTTTGGCATAGAGTAAAACCTGTAACTCAAGGAACACGTTACAGTTTAGTAATGTGGTGTTGTGGACGCCCTTGGCAATGATCGATATTGTTGATAATTTTTTACCAAAAGAAGACTTTGAGTCTATACAGAACTTAATGTTACAAAGTAGTTTTCCTTGGTATTACAATAATGGAATTGTTGCTTCAGAAGAAAACAACCCTAACGATCCTTATTTTCAATTTGTTCATTTGTTTTATAAAGCCAATAAAATTAATTCAGATTTTTATTCATTGTTAACAACTTTTTTAATAAAGTTAGATGTAAAAGCTTTAGTTAGAATAAAAGCTAATCTAACAGGTAAAACAAAAGAACATGAAAAACACGGCTACCACAATGATAGTAATAATAATTTAACTTCTATATATTATGTTAATACCAACAATGGTTACACAGAATTTGAGAACGGTAAAATTATAAAATCAATTGGAAACAGGATGATAACTTTTGATTCAAACCTCCAACATCAAAGTGTCAGTGCTACCGATCAAAAAATAAGAGTAGTAATAAATTTTAATTATTTTAAACACGATAACGATACTCCCAGATATGCTTAAAATTGTAGATAATTGGTTAAATAAAGACTTAGTAGATTACTTAGAAAATTATTTTTTATATCGTTTTCCTCATTATTATGGACATAAATCTAACGACGAAGATATAAATTCTTTTTATGTTTCAAGTTTAAATATTGAAGATGCTTTAAATAATTATCTTTTTTTTAAATTAGAAAAAACATTAAATAAAAAATTACAATTAAATAGAATGTATATTAATATACAACATGAAAACATGACTGGTTCTTTTCATAAAGATGATGGTGATATTACATGTTTATACATGGTAACAAAAACATTAGCAGATAGTGGTGAATTTGAGATTAAGGGAGAAAATAAAATTAAATTTGTTCAAAACAGGTTAATTGCTTTTGATGCAAAAAAAGAACACAGAGGATTAGCACCTAATAAAGGAGAAGTAAGAATAACACTTGCTTTTAAAACAAATGTTTTATGATGAATATAAAATAACAGACACTGATTATTTAAAAAGTTTACAAACAGAAATTAAAAATAACACTGTTGAATCATTTAGAAATCTTACAAATGTAAAAGGACAAATGACTTATTGGAATTATTTTATTGATAAAAAAATTTTTAATAAAGTAAAAGATATTACATACAAATATTTTTGGTATGACGCATGGGGAAACGTTTTAAATAAAAATGATTATGTGCAAGAACACGACCATGTTACTGTTAACGCAAAAATAAAACTTCCCTGTAGTCATAGTGGAATTTTATACTTAACTGATCAAGAACCTGGAACATACTTTAAAAAATACGACGTTACTATTAAACCTGAATTAGGAAAAATAATTATATTTAAATCTGATGTCTTACATTCTGTTAAAAAATGTGATACTTCTAAAGAAAGAATTACATTGTCATTTAATGGAAGAAGAAAGGAAGCTTATGAGTTTAACTAAAACAAATTGGGAATTGTCGCAAGATGCAATTGAATGGAGGGGAGCTGTTGGTGCAGTGTTACCTAAACCTATTTTTGAATGGATAAAAAAATCATGTGTTAATGCTAAAGAAAAATCTAAAAAAGCAAACTATACTTTAGCGGGACATATTAAAGAAGAATATTTTATAGAAGAAATATCAAAAGATTTTGTAAAATTTATTAATGAACATTGTTTAACTCACGAAATAATTAAAACAATTATTAAAGGATCACAAATGCAAGTTTTGTCTGAAAACAAACCTTTTTATATTGATAGTTTATGGGTTAATTACCAAAAAAAATATGAGTTTAATCCTCCGCATAAACACACAGGTTTATTTTCATTTGTAATTTTTATAAAAATTCCTTACGATTTAAAAGAAGAAGAAACTTATTTTAAAGATGTAAAAAAAGATACTTTTAGTACTCAGCATACATCTAAGTTTGCTTTTTTAAATACAAACTATAGCGGAGAAATACATTGCGATATTTTACCCGTGGACAAAAGTTTTGAAGGCAATATTATATTTTTTAGAGCCGCACAACTTCATCAAGTATTTCCATTTTATACAAGTGATGACTATAGAATAACCGTGTCTGGAAATTTAAGGTTAAAGGTATAACATGAGTTTTAAAGATAAAAAATATACAGTTATTAAAAATGCCATATCAAAAGAATTAGCAAAGTTTGTTTATGAATATTTTTGTAACAAAAGAAAAGTAGCTAGATTTTATTTTGACAACGGTTACTTAGCGCCATGGAGAACTGAATTTGGTGTCTGGACTGATGAACAAATTCCAGAAACTTATTCTCATTATGGTGATATTGCTATGGAAACTTTATTACAAAATTTAATTCCGTTAATGCAAAAAGAAACAGAGTTAGAATTAATCCCTACTTATGCGTATGCAAGAATTTATAAAAACGGAGATGTCTTAAAAAGACACAAAGATAGAGTATCGTGTGAGATATCAACAACTTTAAATTTAGGAGGAGATCCTTGGCCTATTTATTTAGAACCAAATAAAAATGTAGGCATTCCTGGTCAAAATAATTTTACTGCTGAAAGTAATAATCCTGGAATAAAAGTAGATTTAGAACCAGGCGACATGTTAATTTATCAAGGAATGGTTTTAGAACATTGGCGTGAAAAATTTGAAGGAGAAAACTGCGCACAAGTTTTTCTTCATTATAATAATGTAGTTACTCAAGGAAAACAAAATATATACGATAATAGACCTATGCTAGGAGTAACAAGTGAATTTAAAAAATAATGAAAGAATTAATTTTTTTAGGTGGTTTACCAAGAGCAGGTAATACCTTACTTGCATCTTTGTTTATGCAGCATCCTAGTATAGCCGTAACGGCACACAGTAATTTAATAAATATATTGTATCATTTAAATAATATTAAAAGAGGGGAGTTCCATAAAAATTTTCCTGACGATCAATCTATTAATAATGTATTAGATAATCTAGTTGATCAATATTATTCACATTGGAAAGAAGATGTTATAATTGATCGAGCTCCGTGGGGCACATTAGGAAATATTAGTTTAATTAAAAAATATATTAAACCTAAAGAAATAAAATTTATTTTTTTAAAAAGACCTTTAAAAGAGATACTAGGTTCTTTTTATAAAATGGGTGGTGTGTATCAAAATATGGACCATGTTATGGCACCCAATCAAATGGTTCAATTTGACTATCGATCAGTAGGAACTGTTTTGCAAGACCCAACTATAAAAAAATTAATTATAGAATATGATGATTTAGTTTCTAAACCACAAGATGTTATTAACAGTGTTTGTGATTTTTGTAATAAAGAACGTTTTACTTTAGACATAAATAAGTTACAGCAATTAGAACTTAATGGAGTTAAATATGAAGATGAACATATTCAAGCTCCTTTACATACAATTAAAACAGATAAAATAGAAAAAGATAACAATGATTACGATAAAATTTTACCTAAAGAAATATATAGTAAATATAAATATTTAGAAAAAACTTGGGAAAAAACACCTAATTTTAATTTTGTTAATAAAGTAGACATTTCAGAAGCTAAAAAATATGTTGAGTCTTTTTTAAAAGATGAATGGAACAAGTATACTTTTAGACAAAATACTTTTGAAGTGCATAATCAAACAAAAACCATACCAATTATATATGATGAAAATTTTGATGAAGCTATTTCTAAAGAACACTATCATTATTTATTTTTTAAAAATATATTAGAACCAATAGAAAAATCATTATTACAAAAACACTCTACAGGTTCTATCGTAAGAGCTATTTTAGTTAAGCTTCCTGTTAAATGTTCTATTCCTCCACATCAAGATTATGGTGAATCTTTAGAAAATACATATAGATACCATATTCCAATTGTTACCAACAAAGATGTAATATTTACAGTTGGCGGAGAATCTAAAAATTTAGAAGAGGGCTATATATGGGAAATAAAAAACTCAGAAAAAGTGCACTCTGTAACGAACAATGGACAAATTGATAGAATTCATTTAATAATAGACTGGAAAAAATAATATATTTTTTATAAAAGTTATATATAGTGGTCTATTATGTTACAAAAACTAGGTTTTTTACCAGGATTCAATAAACAAGTTACATCTACCGGAGCTGAGTCACAGTGGACAGGTGGAGAAAATGTACGTTTTAGGTATGGCACACCTGAAAAAATAGGTGGTTGGTCTCAATTAGGAGACAGTAAATTAACAGGTGCTGCTAGACAATTGCATCATATGGTTAATAAACAAGGTATTAAATACGCTGCCATAGGAACTAACAGAATTTTATATGTTTACTCAGGAGAAGTTTACTATGATATTCATCCTTTAGTTAATCCATTAGGCACAGCTATTACTAGTGCATTTAGTACGACTAATGGATCTT